TCAGCTCTTTCAGGTTTTTCTTTAATAAGGCTAATAATTTGGTGGGTAGGCTTTAAAAAGCATAAATCGCAGTTTCCATGCATTGTTACCCCATTCATGTTTGGCAAACCAAGGTCAAAAGATTGGTTTTTCCAAAAATCCCCAACTGTTTCTTTGGTAACTCCAGCAGTAACTAATGGAGTTCTTTCCCTATCCATTTTTGCAGCCCTTCGCATTTCATCAGCCCTAATGCCAACCCAATCCATGTTTTCGTTATGTTTCCACCCTAAATGCTTTAAATATGCATGAATAGTGCGTATTTTGAGTTTTGCGGTACATATTCTAGCTACAGGGTTAGGTAAGTAAGGCGAACCGTTTTGGTCTATAAGCTCAAAAAATGGTTCACCATTGCGACTAGCAGTATCAAAATTTACCTTTTTCCAACGGTCTGCAGTTTTTTCTGCATATTTGTATTCAACCCAATGAATAGGTACATTCCAATGTTTTTCGCAATCCCTGACAAATTCAAGGGTAGCTTCTTCTTCCTTACCAGTATTGGCAAAAGTAACTATGGCATCTTCAGGCAGCCCGTTATTTGACTGTAATATGCGCCAAAGCATATACCCAGATGTGCGACCACCACTAAAACTAATGACGGTTGGCTCTATTATTTTGAATGGGTCAGTCATTGATTAACGCCAATGTCTGTTCGAGTAGTTGTTCTTCTGTAACTCCGTATTCCCTCTCAAAGCGCTTTCTACCCATTCCGTGAATACTGGTATTTGTTCCTCTATGGTGATAGGGACAGAGACCGATAACAGGCGAGCTGCTTCGTATGCCACCTCGTCTAATGTGATGAATTTCGCATGGTGTTCCCTCGTTGCCTTGTCTTTTGCACAAGATGCAACCCAATCTCGCCACTCTATCATAATGTTGTTTTTTTTCTTTGTTCATGCCAGGCTATACCAAAACTTGTAGTATTCCAAAAAATCTTCGTATTTGGTGTACTTTACGTCAGGTTCACCCTTGTTGTTCAATAACCAGCAATGGTCAAAATTAAGTCCGTTGTCAGTATCACCGCATATTATTGCTACGGTTATATTGTTTTGGGCTAGTGCTTTTAATAAGCGTTCTTGACCTTTGCTAATCTTTTCGTTTCTGCGTTTCCATTCAAGCACCATAAACGAACCATTGCGTTCAATAATTCCGTCAATGTTGCTAGGTATAAAGTTAGGATTGTCAGGTATTTCCCCCTGTAAAAACCCATAATCTATATGTTTAGCGTTTGGATTACGCATTGCATTAGTCATCAGATAAATCTTGTAGCTTTAGCGCCATTTCAACCATCTTTTCAGCCGTTTGATAGGCCAAAGCAGTTTGCCGTTTGAGCATGGCATCCTCATACTCTTGGCTTAGTCTGCGTAAAACAATCAGGGGTAATGCGTAATCGTCATTCATTTAGTCACCTTTTTTGCGTATCTTGGTATGTTAATTCGTTCAAAACAGGCAGTACATTTCCACCTGTTAATCTTTCCGGCCTTAATCATCTTGCCGTAGTCTGCTGGTCGCATCACTTGGCAGCTCGTGCAATATCGTTTCTCAGTCATGTTTTATTTCGTCAAAGTTGTAAAACCACTCGTCTTTAGCTGACCATTTAGCATGGTTTTCAACGCTGTAGACTTCTGTAGGTATTTTAAAGTCAGGCGTTTTGAGTTCGGCTGGCACAAGCGAAACATCGTACCAAAGGCAACGGTTATTGGGCTGGCAAGCAAATTGCCCGTTATCTAGCTTAATAAAGTTGTACGACTTATGCTCCTCAACTCCTTCACTAAAGCTAGTGTCTATGCGGTTGGCATCAGGACTGGCAAAGTCAATGGTGAACAAGTAGTTACCAAAGTGAAACTGCTTATCCTTACCAAAGTATTTGACCTTTAAGCCACGCAGGTTAGATTTTTCAATTACCGCCATGTCATAGGATAGGCAGTCCCATATCTGCAAATAGTCCAGGGGCAGGGGTTCGGTTACTTCTTTCCATACATAAGCACTAATTGGCAGTTTGTCGTACAGCGCACCGTAATTAGTCAGCATGGATTCAATGCGGAAGGCTTGTCCTTTAATGGCTTTGGCGGTCATCCATACACAAGGCTCTAATTCTCCGTGTCCTTTCTCATGGTTGTAAAGGTACTCTTTACGGACAAAGCATTTAACTGGTGGGATGTTGGCTACAAGAAAAGTCATAAATTAGTCCAATAAAGAAGTGCAGCAGCCAATATCATCAGGGTTGCAAATATAGCAAAAAATCCTATGGCAAACACAATCATTATGGTTTCAATCATTGCATCACCCTAACGCTAGGTGGGCTTGGGGGTGTCATTGGTACGGTGTATTGGGGAATACCAATAGCAGCTCCTCTAGGTGTTACGATTTGGTTGGAGTAAACCGTCAATGGTTGCCCTACAGTATTTCCTTGCGGAGTTAATACATTGACCGTATTGCCGTTTTGCTGGATGTAGCCAGTAACTTGGCCTTGTGGGTTTTGAATTACATAGGTTTGGGCTTCTGATTGCACCGACCAGCCGCCAATGGTAAATCCTACTAAAAAAATAATCAGTTCTTTCATCACTTATTCCTTGGTAGTGGGGTTACTTGCGCTCCGTATGCGAAGCGGTAAGTCGTGCGCTTTCACCCCGTAATTAGAAGGGTACATCATCCTTAAATTCTTTACTGACTTGTTGCGTAGGAATTGCTTTATCTTCTGGTGGATTTAAATAGGCCAATAAACCACCGTCTTTTAGGGCGAATAACGGTAAAGTCTCGATTTTAAGCATCAGGCCGTGTTTAGTGTCCATGATGACGCCAATGCTTGCGTATCGTTTCTTCATCTTGCCATCGGCTTTATCTTCGTATTCCGATACGGCTGCTTTTACAAAATATTGAATTGCCATTATTGATTCTCCATTAAGGTTACTTCTGCTGCTACTTCATTTAGAAAAAGTTGTATTTCTGCTTCCATGTACAAGATAAACTCAGGGTCTCTAGGTACATTGACTATTAACAGTTGACTGCGTTCCGGCATCCTAGGGTCAAAAGATACAAAGTCGCACCATTTAGCCCCTGTTACCGCCATCTGAGCCTGCATTTGAATAAAGTACTTTTTAGGCGGTTCTTTGGCCTTAAAGTACTCCCAATGGGTTGCAGAGTTAGGACATTTGATTTCAATAAGGTTTTCACCAACCAGGCCGTCAGGTGAACATCCAAACCATTCAATCGTAGGATGGTCAATAAAAGCCACTTGGTCTACAAAATTACCTGTTTTGACCTCGTATGCGACTCTAGCTTGCGGTTCAGTTGCAGTTCCCCATTCCATCGCGGCATTGGTATATGATTCTTCTATGGTCTTGGTGGTTCTTTGCAAGGCAAGCTCAATCAGATAGTTTTGCCGACTCGCTGAAGGCCCTGTCTTTGTCCTTGCGAGTATGTCAGCTACCCTAGATGCGGTTACCTTACCCCTGCGGAGTTCATGCCATTCTGGTGTGCCCTGTTCAATCATTTACGAGCCTCTCTTTCTTTGCGTAGGATTTCGTCAAACATTGCTTTTAGTTCCCAGCTCTGCTTTTTTGGCATCTTTGGCGGTTGAAATCTTGGCAACTGCTGATTTATCTTTTGAGATGGCGCTATAGGCTTTTCCATAAACAGCTTTCAGTTCGTCAATGGTTGTACAAGTTTGAATTGAAGCAACCCATAAATCGGATTCTGCTGTCAAATCAGGGGTTGGTTCGTCAGGTACATCTTCACCGGCATAAATGTATAAACCTAGGCCATGTAAAGCAATGGCTTTGGCTAGGCAGCGTTGCATAGCTGTATTTACATCCATAGCGTTAGGGTTGGATATAGCTTTGTTTTGGTGGTTTAGAACAGGTAGCTGAGATGTCATAGTCTTACCGAAAGCGGTAACAGAACAGAAAACCATCAAAGTATCGCCAAACTGCATAGGGGGCTGGTAGTCCCAGGTAGCGGATGGGTCAATCTGTAGGAGCTGGTCTACTGCCCATGCCCATGACAAATAGGTAAATTTACCTTTTTTGTCTGTATGTTCGTTTACATTAATCTTGCGTATTTCGTTATATGTAGTCATCACTTAATCCTTATTGGTTATCTAATACTGCATCTGTGGCAAAGCGCTCTTGGTACTCATACGACATATTCCATAACTTACGACCTAAAGCCATAAAATCACGCTTTTTTAGCATTTCTTCTAATTGGGCTACAACTTCTGGGTCTTGTACACCCTCAAACGCTTCGCAGAAGTTACCCCAGTTGCAGGGGTTATATTCGTCTTTCATAAGTTCTGCGACTTCGCATTGGAACTCATCAGAGTCCGTGTAGTCATCTTCGGGTTCGTAATACGCATCGTGTCTAGACATTCCCATGTTAAACACCCATCGCAAACATCGCGCCCAAGACTGCGCCCAAAACTAAGGCGCATAGTAAATCAAAGAATGTTGGTTTCATCACTTACTCCTTAAACTGGAAAATCGTTGGTTGCAAAAGACTTGAATATATCTACCATTCTTAGAATGTCTTTAAGCGGCATGGTCTTGCCGGTAGCTTCTTTAACGATGTCACGGATGTCCTCAACTTGAGACTGTGTGATTTCGTATCTGTCTGGTGTTGTCCAAACATACTCTGCGTAACCTTCTTTGTCGATTCCTATGTTCATCACTTACTCCTTTACTTGGTTTAAAAAGTACTGCATAAGTAAACTTTACCATACCTAAAAATCCCGTCAACACTTTTTTTATATATTTTTAATTTATTTTGTTGTTTTTTTTACCACAAAGTATGGTACATTTCTTTCCAAGGAGGATTTTATGCACGAATTTGAAATTTTAAAGGCTGAATTTGGCACATTGGGTAGGCTTGCGGAACTCCTAGAAATAGGGCCTTCAGCGGTTTACAACTGGGCTGATAGGGGTCATATACCAGTTAAACATATGGCTAGGATTAGGGAGCTTTCAGAGGGGCGAGTTACCAAAGAAATGCTGCGACCAGACCTTTTTAAAAAGGACTGAAATGCACTATTACAAGTTTAATATTGCTGATTGGCACTTGGCTACTAGCCATCTTAGCCTTGAGGAAGAAGCTGTGTATTTTAAGTTAATTAACTACTACTACGACTCTGAACAATGTATCCCAAAGGAAACCCAGTCGGTTATTAGACGGTTACGACTTACTAACCATGAGCAAACCGTAGCTTTAATACTTGAAGAATTTTTTGATTTTAGGGATGGGTATTGGCATCATTCGCGCTGCGATGAATTGATTGCAAATTACCATAAAAAGGCAGATACCAACAAAAAGGTAGGAAAACTGGGTGGAAGGCCTAAGAAAATCAATGACTTAGACAATAACCCACAAATAACCCAAACGGTTTCTGAAATTAACCCACAAATAACCCTAACCAAGAACCAAGAACCAATAACCAGTAGTAGTCCAACTCGACCAAAGAAAAGGAAAACGGCAATGATTTTGAATAAAGACACCATGCCCGAAAATTATGAGGAGTTCATTAAAGTTGAAAGACCTGACCTAGACCCTCTACAGACCTATTACAAGTTTTGCGACTATTGGCTTGGTAATGGTGAAGTTAAGGCAGATTGGTTAGCTACTTGGCGTAACTGGGTAAGAAACGAAAAGAAGCAATTTAAACCAAAGAGTGATGTAAGCAATTTTGACGAAATGATGAGGAACGCAAAATGATAGGACAGAAGCAAGTGTTGGAATACTTGATGGCCGGTGGTCAAGTTAGAAGCGTATTCTTGTTGGTCGGTGAAAAACCAGAGTGGTTTGACCCTAAAAACCAAGAGGATATGAGTATGCCAATGATTTATACAGAGAAGCGAAATCCCCAACCTTTGGACTTAAACTTCCTTGAAGGACAAAACATACAGCTAATTCACGCTAAAAACGCCTCTGACGAGCTTTTTGCAGCATGGTATATACATACCCATCAACTCAAGGCAAAAACGCTTGTAGCGCTCGATAGCGCTGGAGACATTTATGTTTAAAAATATTGTTTCTGATATTGATTTTCAGGAATACTCAGAGTTGCATAACTTGGTTTATGAAGTTTCACAACTTTCAGAACTTTCAGATGACCTAAAAGCGTTTGCTAGAGGTGAATATTTTGCTAAAGGAGTGAAACTGCCTTGGGAAAAAACGCACCAACAGGTTGAATTAAGACCTGCAGAATTGACTTTATGGGGTGGTTCTACAGGCCATGGTAAGTCTTTAATCATGGGTCAGGTCATTCTTTCCTTGATGGAACAAGGTAAAAAGTGCCTTATTGCTAGTTTTGAGATGCCGCCAGTTTCTACATTGTTTAGGATGACCAGGCAGGCTACGGGCATGAAACACCCTACAGAACTGTCAATAGATGCGTTTGCTAAGTGGGGTAACGAACATTTGTACATCTACAAACATACGGGAATGGTAGAAGCCAATAAGGTCTTGGCTATGTGCCGGTACGCCTCAGAACAGTTAAAAATCGAGCATTTGGTGATTGATAACCTAATGACTTGCGTTAATGGTGAGGATGACTACAACGCTCAAAAGAACTTTGTAGCTACCGTCAAGTCCATAGCGTTATCTACAGGTATGCACATTCACTTGATTTGCCATGTCCGCAAGGTAAGTAGCGAAAAAGAGATACCCATAATGAGCGATATTAAGGGTTCATCAGCAGTTACTAGCTTTGCGGACAATGTGTTTTTAGTGTGGAAAAACGCAGAAAAAGCGCAAAAAGTGGCAGAAAACTACCACCACTTTGACCGAATTGAGCCAGATGCAATCCTAAGATGTACTAAAAACCGCAATGGTGAATCTACCCCTTTGTACAAGCTATGGTTTGATTACAAGAGCCAGCAATTCATTGAAGAAGCAGATACACCAATACACAATTATTTGGGGGATAAATGAATGAGTTGGCTCTTTTCGCAGGCGCTGGTGGAGGAATACTTGGGGGACACTTGCTTGGATGGAGAACAGTCTGCGCTGTCGAATGGGAACAATACCCAGCTTGCGTACTTGCCGCAAGACAAAATGACAAACTTCTCCCGCCTTTCCCGATTTGGGATGATGTTCAAACCTTTGACGGAAAGCCGTGGCGAGGAATTGTTGATGTCGTATCGGGCGGATTTCCATGCCAAGACATCTCAGTTGCAGGAAACGGAGACGGACTTGATGGAGAGCGAAGCGGAATGTGGCGAGAAATGGCACGGATTATTGGCGAGGTTCGACCAAGATTCGCATTTGTGGAGAACAGTCCAATGCTCGTTACTAGAGGACTTGAACGAGTCCTTGCAGACCTTACCGCAATGGGGTATGACAGTCGGTGGGGAGTTATATCTGCTGCCGACATTGGTGCAAACCATAGACGAGAACGAATTTGGATTGTGGCTAACTCCAACAGCAACAAACATTTCTGGCAGAAGTCAAGAAGCAATGGAATACAGAATCAAATGGAGAGAGAGTACGGGAAGAAAAACAGTTCCACCTGGGAATTTAGCGGAACAAGTAATGATGTCGGGAGAAATTCCTTGTGTGGACATGAAAAAACCAACCATGTGGGGAACGCCAAAAGCACAAGATTCTCGTCATGCTCTGAGGGACAGGGGCAAGGGCAACCTTGGCGAGCAAGTATCGGGTCTGCACAATGGTGGAAAGTTGAACCCCCTTTGGACAGAGTGGCTGATGGGATGGCCGATAGGGTGGACAGACTTAAAGCCATTGGAAACGGACAAGTGCCACTTTGTGCAGCAACAGCATGGAAACTCTTAACAGAAAGATTAGAAAATGGAAGAAATTAACCCAAACGCAGCAGTAGACTTTTTACTTAAAAATGCTGGTTTATTCGCTAAAGCTAAGTCTGAAAGGGTGTACTTAGAGGAGTTCCGCAAGTCTAAAAAAGCTCTTTTAATGCAAGAAGCCTTCTTTGCTGGGGTAGATACTATGGCAGGCCAGGAAAGAGATGCGTATGCTAGACAGGAATACCGTGACCTTTTAGATGGTTTAAAGGAAG